ATTTTTGGGATCCAATGTCAATTTTTCACATGGTACACCAATTTGAGTAGTGGCCATCTGTGGTAATGGTTGAGGTTTGAAAGAATGCACATTTTCTATAACTGGAACATTAGTAAAACCAAATAGTTTTGCTACATCCGCTATAGTAGAAGCCGTCATGGAAGTGGCAGTAGCAAATGGACCAATATAAGGAAAATTTCCTAAAATATTTGCATATTTGGCAACAGCAGAAGCAGGAGCAGAAACAGCTCCTTTGCCTTCATACTCATCATCAACTTGTTCAGTTGATTGAATAGCCAATGTTAATGTAGGTCCCGCTAACTCAAGTTCTTCGGCCCAAGCATAAACCTGAATGTCAACTACCCCTCCGGAAACACTATTAGCGTTCTGTAAGGGAGCAAACATACTATCCATATTAATAGTTCCCATATTTTCTAAATCTTCTGCTAAAGTGGCATCAAACCAATTTTTGAAATATAAGAAAGGGAGAACCATTTCAGATCCTTCAGAATTTTGAGGATATAGGAAAGTTTTGGGTCTTTGACTTCTACCCATAATAGTTAACAATTCTAGTCCAACCCCAGACACAACCGGAGCAGGATTGAAACTCGTACCAGTAAATAAATCAGATAATGGACGATATGAACACATTATGGCAGAATAATAAAATGGAGATGCGTTGATAACAAATTTAATGTGTAAATTACATCTTAAAAGATAATAATTATCAAGTTTCTTTTTAATAGTTGAATTACTAAAATAATCTAACCATGGGCTGAAACTTTCATTAAAAGAAGTACCTTCTGCCCAGGTATAAGATTGTATCAAAACAGGACGACTCAGAAAAGATCCCAATTCTACATTGTAAGATGTATCAATTTGACAATCTTTTATGGTTGTTGGTAAACTAAGAATTTGTTCGTCAATTCCACTCGAAAAAGTGACATTCTGTTGGGTTGATTCACTAGATTGATTTGAAGTATCAAGTATTTCTTTAGATTGTATAATACAATATTGAGAAAATTTCAAATCTGCACTCAAACAAGATGAATCAGAAATATCGTCTTGAGAAAGATGAATATAATCTTTATCACATAAAGCTGTGGTGGCTGAGGAGAATCCATCTCCTCCCTCGACTATGTTTGGCACATAGTTCGCCTTGGCTCGTTTACT